CCCAACCGGGCGGGAGTAAGTATTGGTGGATGTTCCAAATGGTTCCTTGTACTAGCAGCACTGGTACTCAGATAGTTACTGTATCTAAATCACATAGTGTTAGTTTTAGCGGTGATACTCAATAAATGAACGTTATTGCTGAGGGAGCCACGAGGCCGAAGGCCGCAGTGCGACCGCTACCGGCGAAATTGTGATCACACCAGATTGGATAGAAAATTGTTTGTTATTCGTTATTTAACAGCCTGGGAGGATTGTTTAGAAGGTGTCGTATGACCCATCTATCTAGTGACAGCTTAGTCATGTCGGGCATGAAATTGGCGAATACGATTACGTGAGGAGGAGGGAATAGTTTAACGCCTCCTTCGTATTTTCCGCAGAAAACGAGGCCGTCCTTCAACGATTCAATTGCCGCGTAGCTCATCCCTCCCTCCGCGGTCCTCGGGAGATTGAAAATCACTTGTGCCGGGTCCCATGTGCTCTTTATCACCTGGTAGGTGATATCCTTCGCTGCTCCTGAGGAGACGAACATCGTGTGAGGGAGGTTCTTTACCATGTAGCGGCAAAGTGCGGTTTTCCCGCAACCGCCCTCTGGGTCCATGTACCAAACGACGGACCTCATGTCCGGCTGCCCTCGCAGCTCCTCAAGAAGTGTTGATTGCCAACCATAAAGGTTTTCCTCTGCGACGATTCGTAGATCTCGCTCCTGCACCGTGTATCCTGCCGCGAATACCCGGCCTGTACGCTTATTAGGGTCCGAACAGTATCGGACGCTGGCGGTAATGTCCTGAGTGCGCTCCCAGTGAATGCGTAAGTTCCATTGTCGAAGTGTCGAAAAAGCGACCTGGTTTCGGAAATGGATAAATCCCTGGATGTGAGGGGTTCCGTTGTCCCCTGTCTCCTCCTGAAGAACGTATTTGGCGTCGGAGACCATGGCGTGGTCCATGAAGGTAACCAACTCTGCCTCTGTGTAGTTGTTAATGGTGAAACACCATCCTCTGCTTCTCTGTCGAGCTCGTCGAACGCGGCGGCCGGGTACGTCGGCGGCCAGTTCTCCCTGTCCTCCTCCGTCCATAGTTGCGGTGTCTCGGCGTTCACCATGTGAGAGGCGGGTGAGCCGGGGGGGGGTATTCCGCGCGCGGAATAGTTAGTATTACCCCCCCCCCGGGGCTCACCGCCCGCCTTTTATATTCGAGCCCCTTCGAGCCGGAAAAATTTTTACTGGTATAAATAGCGGACGGCCCCCCCGCACTCACTGATTAATTTTTTGATACAATGCCCACCCCCGCCTACGTCGCCGGTAGCGCACTACGATACGGTTTAACCGCTGCGGCACTGTATAGAGCCGGTATGGCTATGCGTTATCGCTGGCGGTTCCGGAGGGGCCAACGGTTTCGGCCCTATCTGGGCAAACGACGCAGGGGGTTTACCCCCAACACGCCCAATAAACGCAGGCGCTTCGGCGTCGGTGGCGCTCGGCGCTGGCAGGCCACTACTGCGATAAGACCGAAGTTTTTATCGCTTAGTTTTAGGAGTCGTAAATTAGGACGCAGGCGGTGGAAGTCTCTATTATGGAATAAAACGCTGGCGGATACGCATTATCGGTCGTTTGCGTCTACCACTGATAACGTTAGTGTGGCGTTAACGGGTACTGACGCTGGTACCGTTAGGATTGAACCGCAGTTGGGCGGTCTACCGTTCGCGATACCGAATGAACCGAATCCGTTCTGGACTGTTGGTGGAGGATTGGTGAACAACGAGACTGGTGCTACGCCACCTATTTTTAGCGACACTGATATTGTACTACGTGGAGGGATGGCGCGAATTATATTCTGTCCGTTTACGGCAACGGTTGTACCCGTTAGACTACGGCTGTGGGTCGTCAGGACTACGGCCAATCCGGATTTGCGAGTTTATAACTTGGTGAATAACGTATCGCAAAGCGCTGCGTGGGACCCGACGATCATACCGGAGTTCAGGCAGGACTTCGGGAAGGTGGTTATGGCACGTGAGGTTCTTTTGACACCTGGTGCGATGCCGGTGGAGTTCAAGTGGCGTCAGCAAGTCGAGAAGATCGATCAAGCTATTTTTCAGGGACAGCCGCTTATTCCTGGACCCGCCCAACCGGGCGGGAGTAAGTATTGGTGGATGTTCCAAATGGTTCCTTGTACTAGCAGCACTGGTACTCAGATAGTTACTGTATCTAAATCACATAGTGTTAGTTTTAGCGGTGATACTCA